CAAGGTATGCATACCCATGCACACCACACCATGAGTGTTGATACTGACTCATACGTTCGTGGTTTCTGTAAGAAGAATTTAGATACATGTAAAAACATTATCAGTGATCTGGGGGGTTGACACCCCCTTTTTTTATTGGTATAATTCGTACAGTTATCCTCTGGGGGTCATGGAAGTAATTCTCTACTCAAAACAAAATTGTCAATGGTGTGATAGAGCAAAGATGCTATTCGACAATTTAGATGTTAAATATACTGAGTACAAGTACGAAAAGGACTTTACTAAAAAAGAATTCTACGCAGAGTTTGGTGAGGGTGCTACGTTCCCTCAAATTTCTATTAACACCAGACATATCGGTGGATTCAAAGACACACTGCACTACCTCCAAGAAAACAAACTTATCTAATGGAACCTACTGAAGAACTTTACGTCCTAGTCGAGAAGTCAATCGATGCTGCTTTCGACGGAAAGTTTCTATTTTCTCTTTACCCCTATGTAAAGACATCTAAGTTCACTCGTAAAGAGATGACCGCTTTTATTGAAAGTCCTACTGCTGCGAGTGTTTCTACCATTGTCACAGAACTTGAGTTATACATCAAGGGTAAAGATAAGATTGCTAAAGAAGCATATGGTCATCTTTCAAAACCACAAGCAAGAAAGATCAAGGACTATCTCTACAAAATTCTAACCGACGCATGGAAGTATGAAACCGAACGAAGACCAGGAAGAAAACCTGGAACCAAAAACAGAAAACGAAAGTCAGCAATCGCCAATAAATAAAGGTGATGAGTTTATGCTTGCTAGGAGGAGGCGTCGGAGGTCCAAACCAGAGGAACCTAAACAAGAGGTTCAACCTAAAGAGGAGGTAAGTAAAATGAACTTAGCGGTAGTTCTTGTGTTCTCAACGTTAATTACGATTGGAGGAACACTATTGGGATTTATGTTTGGGTGGTTTGCTCATGCATATTATGTTGGATTTGTTGAACAAGTGCAGGAAGCACTGGCAACAGATGAAGAAGAAGTATCATTTACCCCACATCCAGAAATGATGGATGAAGAGGGAAACACTATTCCGTTTCAAGTGGCAAAACTGATTAGTGTTGAATTTGATCAGAGAGATGCTTTTGATTCTGATCCTTTTGCTGACGACGACTAAATAAAAACACACAATTCTTTGTATTACTCATGAAACTCTTGATTTCTGAAGTCATTAAAAAGGCATCTAATGCCAAAACGAAAACTGAAAAGATTCAAATTCTCAAAGAGAATAATTCACAAGCACTTCGCTCAATTCTTAAATGGAATTATGATCCCAATATTAATTCGGACCTTCCAGAAGGTGAAGTGCCCTTCACTCGCAATGATGCACCAATTGGAACAGAGCATACAGTTCTTGAAAGAGAGTATCGTAACCTCTGGAGATTTATTAAAGGTGCAAACACTCTTTCTCGTATGAAGCGAGAGCAACTGTTCATTCAACTGCTTGAAGGTCTCCATGAAACCGAAGCAGATATTATTTGCTTGGTCAAGGACGGTCTACTGCAATCTAAATTTAGAATTACCCATGCTGTAGTTAAAGAAGCTTTTCCTGAGATTCAATGGAGTGAATAATAGTGAACATTGTCAACGAAGACAGAGTGATCTACATGATTAAAAAATGCATTGAGGAAAAGCACCATGCCCGAGAAACTTTCCACAGAGTCCGACTATCAAACCCAGGATTCTGTGAAAACAGAATTAGAGAACTCATCGATGTCTTTCAACCTAACGGAATCTGATAAGAATTTACTACGTTCTAAGTATGACGTAGTAGTTTTTGCTCATGACTGTATTCCTGAAAGCATTGATAAAAAGGAATGGCCAAACAACGCAGTCCTAGTAACATATGAAATTGATGGTGTAATTAAGCACGATCATGTTGCTGGACCTAAGCATGTAAAAGTATTTGATGCTTACTATGATCTCCTCAAACCCCTAGGAGGTAAGATCTTGACAATGGAGAAATGGTATGGTATGGTTAATCCGAAACTCTGGGGGAACAAACCTAAGAAGAAAAAATGACCGAAGATTGGCGCTACAACGACGAGCGTATGGAATTACGCCAAGAAGTTTACAACATTCTCCTCAATCGATTTGGAGGTTTGACCGACGAAAATGGCGAACCTCTTTACAGTATGCAGTCAATTACTGAGTGCTGTAATGATTGGGTCTCACAAGGACATGCTCTCCCTCATGGTATCGTAAAGTATTATCAAGCGTATTATGCAAGTTAAATTGATTACTGTTACCCCTGACGCTGAAAAGACGATGGGGTATGTGGCACGTGTTAGCAACCCCAACAACCAAGAAAATCCAAAGGTTGCGGGTCTTTTATCCTATTGTATTAAACACCAGCACTGGAGCGTCTTTGAGCAGGCACACATGACGCTTGAGATCGAGACCACCAGGGGACTAGCGGCTCAGATTTTGCGTCACCGTTCGTTCACATTTCAAGAGTTTTCCCAGCGGTATGCTGACAGTTCTTTGCTGGCAGATGAGATCCCTCTGTTTGATCTTCGCCGCCAGGATACAAAGAATCGTCAGAATTCTATTGATGATGTTGACGATTTTACAAAGCAAGAACTTGAGATTACTATCAAGCGACACTTTGATTCTGCTATGGATATCTACAAGCACATGCTAGAGATGGGAATCGCAAAGGAGTGTGCTCGGTTTGTGCTTCCCCTAGCAACTCCCACCAGGTTGTACATGACGGGATCAGTTCGTTCTTGGATCCATTACATTGAGTTACGCTCTGCTCATGGTACACAGAAAGAGCATATGGACATTGCAAATGAATGTAAGTGTATCTTTGCAGGTCAGTTCCCAATTGTTGCAGAAGCATTGGGTTGGACAAGTCATGAGGAAAGTTAATGCCAACTTATCAATTCAGGAATAAAGAAACTGGTGAGATTAGTGAAGTTCGTATGAGTTTTACTGTTCTCGATAAATATAAACAAGATAATCCTCATCTTGAGCAGTACCATGATTCATTTCCTGGTGTTGTTGGAGACGCTGGAGTCAGGAACAAAGTCCCTGACGGTTTTAGAGACGTTCTAAAATCTATCAAGAAAGCAAACTACGGTTCTAACATCGACACCCATTAACCCTTATGCCAAGAAGAAGGAAAGACAATCAATTTGATTTTGTGAACAGCACTCCGAAACAAATGAGACGCAAGAAACCAATTAATATTGATCATCTAGTTGAGATCAATCCTTTAACAGACAATCAAACAACTGCATTCGACGCATACGAAAATGGAAAGAATCTTTTCCTGTATGGTTGTGCAGGCACAGGTAAAACATTCATTGCAATGTACCTGGCACTGAAGGAGATCCTCTCGGGCACATCTCCTTATGAGAAACTTTACATGGTGCGTTCTCTGGTTCCTACAAGAGAGATTGGATTTCTTCCTGGAGACCACGAAGATAAGTCAAACTTGTATCAGATTCCTTATAAGAACATGGTCAAGTACATGTTTAAGATGCCTGATGATCCAGCATTTGACATGCTGTATGACAACCTGAAGGCACAGGAAACAATCTCCTTCTGGTCTACATCTTTCCTTCGTGGAACTACTCTTGATCACGCTATCGTGATTGTTGACGAGTGTCAGAACCTGAACTTCCACGAACTGGATTCAATTATCACCCGTGTTGGTGAAAATTGTAAGATCATCTTTGCGGGTGACGTTATGCAGACCGACCTTATTAAAACTAATGAGCGTAATGGTATCCTTGATTTTATGAAGATTCTTGAGATTATGGATGAGTTTGCGAGTATTGAGTTTGGTACTGATGACATCGTTAGAAGTGGTCTTATCAAGAGTTACATTCTTAGCAAAATGCATTTGGGGTACGGTTGATGTTTAATCATGTTGATATGGGCGTGATTCTTGAGGACCTGAAAGCACAAACTGTTGAGGGCAAAAGAGTTTACGCCGTTGGTGAGAATTTTTATCCATCGATCTCTACCATCTGTTCCTTTCGCAAACGCAAATCAATTGCAGAGTGGAGGAACAGAGTTGGTGCTGAGGAAGCAAATAAAATCTCTACTCGTGCAGCGACTGTAGGAACCTCACTACATAGTATAGTGGAAGATTATCTAAACAATAATCTTGACTTAGAAAGGTACAAAGATAAGTATCTTGCGTTGTTACTGTTCAAGCAGGCAAAGTCCATGCTTGGTCGTATTAACAACATACACTTCCAAGAGGCACCTTTATTCAGTCATGAGTTTGGAATTGCTGGACGAGTAGATTGCATTGCTGAGTTTGATGGTAAACTCTCCGTTATAGATTTCAAAACTTCTTCAAAGGAAAAGAAAGAATCCTGGATTGAGAACTATTTTGTTCAAGAGACAGGATACGCAAAGATGTATGAAGAGCGTTCTGGTATTAAAGTAGATCAGATCGTTACTTTAGTTACCTGTCAAACAGGTGACACACAAGTGTTCATCAAAAACCCTGACGACTATGTGCCTCTGCTAATCGATTACATTGCAGAGTACAAAGATGCCCACTAAAAACAAGAACATTAATGAATTAATTGATGAAAACTTTATGGATAAGAACAAGTTTTCAATGACTATTGAAAACATGGTCAAGGATAGCAATAGAACCATCAATTACATTGATGCTATCGTTGATTTTTGTGAGTCAAAAGACATTGAGATTGAATCAGTTGTAAAACTAATCGCTCCTTCATTAAAGGAGAAGATTAAAGCAGAGGCAACCCGCCTCAACTACATCAAAAAAACAACTAGAGGTGTTTTGCCACTTTAATTATGTACCCTTTTGAGGTTTATCAAATTTATGTTGCACTGAAGACACACTTCAGTCGCAAAACATACGATTACTTTAAATACCAAGGTAGCATTAAAGTATCGAGAGAAAAATTCATGGAGAGGAATGATGTTTACTTCTTTGAGAAACTCTCCAAAAAATACACAGCGGAAGAAGTAGAACAATACTTTGTATCTAATTTTCTAGTCAACTCCAACTTTCATATCATTCAAATGAATGAGAAGAACTACATGGACTGGAAAAGAAAGATGCAAAGTATTTCTTATTTGTTTGGTCAGGATATTGAGAATCTTTCTATCCTCACAAGCGACTTTAATGATGTGTTTAAATGCAATAGTGGTCATTCCCAGTTGCTGAAAGCATATCTTGGTGGTAGAGTGATGTTGGAAACTCTTATTATGTTAAATAAGATTACTAATTTCGTTAGTAGGTATGACACGTTGCTAAAAGAGGATGTAATCTGGAAGCAATTGTCTTTCCTTCTACATAAGTATGATCCATTCATCGAAGAAGATCCCACCAAAATCAAGCAACTAGTACTGCAAAGGTTATGAACGACAAAGGAATGTTTGCATCTGAGATTGTCCGTAAGGAAGTAGAGGAGATGCACGAACTGTATAAAGAGATATACATGTCAGCACCTCTAATGGAAATGAAATCCAAAGAGGAGCAAGCAGAACTTCTTGACAAGATGGAACGGTTGATCGAGATGCAAGAGGTTCTATATACTAGAGTGAATCTTTCTGATGATGAAGATAGTGAGTTAGTCAAACAGAATTTCAGAGTAGCGGCAAAGCAACTGGGTCTCCCAGCAACGCAGATCGGTCCTGAGATTTTTAAGATTGCTCGCACGTCTGTCAACGCCATGCGTCAGCACATGCTTGACACTGAGCAGTGATCCTGCTATGATAATCCAGTCAATACGACACAATCCAACAAATCCATTCAATACGGAGAATACAAATGTCTTTTAAATCCCTCAAAGCCCAAGGTTCCCTTCTGGAGAAACTGAACAAGGAAATCAATAAGGTAGAAGGTGTTTCTGGTTACGTCGATGAGCGACTCTGGAAACCTACCATGGGTAAAGAAGGTGTCGGCAGTGCCGTTATTCGATTCCTGCCTCCCACTGAAGGTTGCGACATGCCTTGGGCAAAGGTCTGGAGTCATGCTTTCCAAGGTCCTGGTGGTTGGTACATCGAGAACTCCCTGACCACCCTGGGTCAACAAGATCCTGTCAGTGAGGCAAACCGCCTGCTGTGGAACAGTGGTTTGGATAGCGATAAGGAAGTTGCACGTAAGCAGAAGCGTAAACTGTCTTACTACAGCAACATCTATGTGATCAAAGATCCTGCTAATCCTCAGAACGAAGGTCGTGTCTTCCTCTACAAGTATGGTAAGAAGATCCATGACAAGATCATTGAACTGATGCAACCTGAGTTTGAAGGTCAGGAACCCATCAATCCTTTTGACTTCTGGACAGGTGCTGATTTCAACCTTCGCATTAAGAAGGTTGCAGGTTTCTGGAACTATGACTCTTCTGGTTTCGGTCGTCCTGGAACCCTGCGTAATGCGGATCGTGATATGGACGACTTTGAACTGGAAGCAATCTATAACAAGATGTATGATCTGAATGAGTTCACTGATGCCAAGAACTTCAAGTCCTATGACGAACTGAAGACCCGTCTTGACACTGTGCTTAAGGGTCGTGCTCCTGCACCTGAGGTTCGTGATGAAGAGATGGACTTCGGTGCTCCTACTCCTGCACCAATGCCTGCTGCAATGAAGGAAGAACTGAACAACCTGACTGCATCTGCAGCACCTGTTGCTTCTGCATCTGAGGATACCTACTCCTACTTTGACTCCCTCGCCAACGAGGACTTCTGATGGGAGAAGCGGTTCACGCTTGGAACTCCATGTCCTACGGGGAGGGGTTCCTCTTCTCCCTGTGGGTCATCGGAATGTACTACATCAAGCTTCGCATGGATAAATTTATTAAATAAATTTTCCCAAATCGAAATTCACTTTTTAGTTA